CAGTTGACACGGTTCAAGTGGATACCCAAGCCGAGTGCAGATCAGACGGTGCATAAACTATTGCAGCCAGCGATCCGCTACACAAAGGCCGAGTGTCTTGATTTGCCGGATGTCACGCACGTGTCGCGCTTTGCGCCTATGACAGCGCAGCAGTTGAAGTACTACAAGCAGCTAAAGAAAGACATGCTGATACAAGCAGCGGGAGAAGATGTCTCAGCAGTTAACGCGGCTTCTAATCTTACTAAGCTACTACAGATTGCTTGCGGGGCTGTGTACACAGATAATCAAAATGTTATCGAGTTCGATGTGTCGAATCGACTTGATGTCATATTGGAAGTTATCGAAGAAGCTACGAACAAGGTATTGATATTCATACCATTCACGCACACCATCGGACTTCTTAAAGATTTTCTAACAAAGAACAATGTTTCTTGCGACGTTATTAACGGAGAAGTTTCCGTAACGAAACGTACTGACATATTTAGACGTTTCCAAGAAGAAAAAGATCCGCGAGTGTTGCTTATCCAACCACAAGCTGCGGCTCACGGCGTAACACTTACCGCTGCGAATGTTGTCATTTGGTATGCACCAATAACTTCCATTGAATATTATCTACAAGCAAACGCACGTGTGCATAGACAAGGGCAGAAGAACCCTGTTACTGTAGTGCATATCGAAGGTAGTCCAGTCGAGGCAAAACTATATGCCGCGCTGCAAAACAAACTGGACGTTCACACCAAGATCATCGACCTCTATCGAAATGAATTGAACGAATAATTCTTGACAGAGTCAAGAATGGTGGTAACATAAGAATTCCAACAAAAGGAGAACGCGATGTCTACAGACATTCCTATCAATACTATTGTCGATACGTATATACGTATTCGCGATACCAAAGACGCCCTCACTAGTAAATACAAAGCCGAAGTCGCTGCGCTAGATGAACAAATGGCTGTGCTTAAACACAAGCTGTTGGACATCTCGAAAGACACGGGCGTCACAAGTTTTTCAACCTCTAATGCCACAGCGTATCGCACCATTAAGAACCGTTACTGGACTAACGACTGGGAAAGTTTTTATGGGTTCATGCGAGAACACGGTGCTATGGAGCTATTGGAAAAACGTATTCACCAAATGAACATGAAGGAATTCATGGAGAACAATCCCGATGCACATCCACCGGGGCTGAACATTGATAGTGAATACGAAATCACAATCCGTCGTAAGTAATCAGGAGAAAACAATGAGCGACATTACTTTGTTCCAATCAAACAATCTGCCCGACTATCTCAAAGAAGTCGAACTCGACGACCTGACTAAATCACTTGCTGGTAATACATCAGTCAAGCGTATCTCTATTCGAGGCGGCGTGTTCCGTCTGATGGTGTCGGGCGAAGAAGTTGCAAAGAATGAGAACCGTGCGATGCATGTTGTAATCGTTAACGGTGGTCGTCAGATTGCACGTCAGTACTATCAAGGTAAGTACACTCCGGGAGAAGCAGCGCCACCAGATTGCTGGTCAAACGATGGTGAAAAGCCAGACGTCAGCATCGAGGCTCCGCAGCACAGCACGTGCGAAGGTTGCCCACAGAACATCAAAGGTTCGGGTCAGGGTGATTCACGCGCATGCCGATTCCAGCAGCGCCTAGCTGTTTTGCTTGCCGATGATATTAAGGGAGATGTCTATCAGTTATCACTGGCTGCAACGTCTATCTTTGGTCGTGGGGATGTAGACAAAATGCCCTTCCAACAGTACGCTAAATATGTTGGTTCGCAGGGCAAAAACATTAACACTCTCGTAACCGAGATGCGTTTGGACTCCGACTCCGATACGCCTAAGTTGACGTTTAAGCCCGTGCGTTTCTTGACTCGCGAGGAATGGGAGGTTGCACGTGAGAGGGGTGACTCAGCGGCGGCTAAGGCAGCTATTACGCAGACTCCTGCAACGCTGGATGGAGCTAAGAAGAAGGCGCCGCAGGTTAAAGAGGCTGTTCAAGAGGACGAGCCTTCAGAACCGACTAAGCGTACTGCAAAAAAGAATACGGAGCCTACATCGAAGAAAGACTTCGCCGACGTAATCAATAGTTGGTCAACCGATGATTAATCATGGACAACCGTGGTTATGCTTCGAGAATCGTAAAAGCGAACTTAGCTGCTGACACAAAAAGCCCCGGTGTTGCGCTGGGGCGATTCTGTATCACAAAAGAAATACCCGTTTCAGATGTAGCAGAGTACTTCTCCGTTAGTCGGATGACCATCTACAAGTGGTTCGTAGGTGAGTGGCAACCCCGCAAATCTAACGCTGAAAAAATCTGGAGCATGCTGAAGCGGGCTAAGTTCTCCCTATAACATCGGCACCGGCGACAGAAATGGCGAACACAAGCTTATTGTCAGCAGTCCTCTCTGATGAGGGATGGTACTGCGTAGTTGGTCTCAAAAAGACCGGAATGCCGAAGCAAGTCTTTGTGCAGACTCTGGAGGAAGTTGAGCATGAAGCAGATGATTTACTAGCAAAGAACTACGATGTTTATTTTGCTTGCTCGAAGTACGAGACGAATAGCACTCGCACTACCGACAACGTAAAGAACATCAAGGCGTTCTGGCTAGACATCGACTGCGGGGAAGGTAAGCCCTACGCATCACAGGTTGATGGTGTTAAAGCCATTAAGCATTTCTGTGCTGACTTAGGACTGCCCCTTCCCTCCGTAGTTGATTCTGGACGTGGTATTCACGTTTACTGGCCTTTGACAGAGCCAGTTACACGACCGGAGTGGAAGGCGGTAGCCGAAAGAATAAAGGTTGTCTGCCATGAGCGGGGGTTGCATGCCGACCCATCACGTACCGCTGACGCTGCATCTATCCTGCGCATACCGGATACGCTGAACATGAAGGGCGATCCGCCTATAAAGGTGGAGCTTGTGTTTAGTGGCACGGCTATATCTTACGAAGAGTTCAAAGCTGTATTCGGCGCTATTGAAGAAGTGCCGGACTATGGCGCTTCCAACGTCAATGAACTGACCAAGTCTCTGATGGGTAACAAGCAGTCTAGGTTTACCACCATCATGATGAAGTCGGAGAACGACAAGGGCTGTCCGCAGATACTCTCGGCGGTGCAGAACCAAGAGACACTAGAGGAACCTCGCTGGCGGGCCGCCTTATCTATCGCTGCTCACTGCGTGGATATGGAAACAGCCATACATGATATATCTAGCAAGCATCCAGAATACTCAGCTAATGCCACGATAGAGAAAGCTTCAAAGATAAAGGGTCCCTACACCTGCGAAGCGTTCGAGAAGATCAACCCCGGCGGGTGCGACAACTGCCCCAATAAAGGCAAGATCACGTCCCCAATCGTTCTTGGGCATGAGATAGCTGAGGCATCTCCAGAAGATAACGTCATCGAGTTCACTACAGCCGACGCGATCAAGCCGGTGACATACACCGTGCCGGAATATCCGTTCCCATACTTCCGTGGCAAAACTGGTGGGGTGTACCGCAAGTCTGAGGATGAGGAGGACGAGGACGCGGTGCTGGTCTACGAGCATGACCTCTACGTAGTTAAGCGGATGAAAGACCCGCAGCATGGGGAAGTTGTCTGGATGCGACTGCATACCCCGAAGGATGGAGTTAAAGAGTTTGCCCTGCCCGCTGTTGACTTGCTCGGTACAGAAAAACTAAGAGACAAGTTAGCTTGGTACGGCATCATCGCCATGAAGAAGCAAATGGACGCAATCATGGCGTACATAGTTAGATTCGCAAAAGAACTACAGTACAGAGAAGGAGCCGACATTATGCGTACTCAGTTCGGATGGACTGACCAAAGTAGATCATTCGTTGTGGGAGACACGGAAATCTGCGCCGATGGGGATCGTTATAGCCCGCCATCTAGCTACACCTCACAACTAGCAGACTACTTTGCGCCAGTTGGATCGTTAGAAGAATGGAAGAGCGTTATCAATACGTACAATCTACCGGGATTTGAGCCTATGGCATTTGGCTTTTTCTGTGGATTCGGCGCACCGCTGATGAAGCACTTGAAGCTAAAAGGCGCGTTGGTCAATATGATTAACAATCAATCCGGTACTGGTAAAACAACGGCGATCAAAGCCATGCACAGTATTTATGGGCACCCTGAAGATGTAATGCTAATTCAGCGGGACACCCTGAACGTCAAACTGCACCGGCTTGGTGTCATGAACAATCTCTGTCTTGGGTGTGACGAGCTTACCAAGATGACACCGGATGACTTCTCTGACTTTGCCTACGCCGCTTCTCAAGGCCGAGGACGTGGACGGATGAAAGCCAACGAGAACGCCGAGCGTAATAATTTTGCCAGATGGGAAACAATACTACTGTGTTCCTCGAATGCTTCGGCGGTAGACAAGCTGAAATCACTAAAGGCAACCGCTGATGGTGAGCTTATGCGGGTAATTGAGTACACTATCCCTGACACCAAGCTGCTGACCAAAGAGGAAGCTGACGAGATTTATCCTAAGCTATATTCCAACTACGGGCATGCAGGGCGTATTTACCTTCGTGACTTGGTGTGCAATCTTGAGGAGCGTATTAGGGAAGTTAAAGACATCCAGCTTCTGATTGATCGCAAGATCGGCTTCACTAGCCGAGAGCGGTTCTGGTCGGGTGTGGCAGCTTGCAACATCGCCGGTGCTATGTTTGCACGTAGGCTTGGCCTGATTGATATTGATGTAGGCCGCGTGTTCAAGTGGATGGTTAAAGAGTTCAACCAGATGCGTCAGGAGATTAAACCGCCCGCATCATCCTACGCCAGTGTAATCGGCGAGTTCTGGAATGAACAGCGTCAAAACACTTTGGTAATCAACGATGAGGTAGATAAACGCACCGGAGTTGAACTGTTACCAATCTTAGAACCGCGAGGAGAACTGATTATACGTATGGAGCCGGACACCCAGAAGCTGTTCATCATTTCTAAAAAGTTCAGGGAGTACTGCTCAAAGAATCAGATTACGTTAAAGGACGTTCTTAACGCTTTGACTGCCGAGGGTGTATATGTTGGCACAGTTAAAAAACGAATGGCAAAAGGAACCAAGCTCTCCAGCACGCCGCCGGTGGATGTTTACGTCTTTGACTGCTCTCGCGGTGACTTCCTTGACCCTGACATGTACATCAGCGCTGCTAATGCCGAACAAGAAGAAGTACAGAACGACGAGGCGATAGCCACCGGCACCGATGGTAGTTGATGGGATAACTTACAACGTGAATTGGAGGAAGTTCGCGGTTGGGGCTTCCTTTTTTATCCCTTGCATCCACGCACAGGAAGCGCGTGAGGATGTTAGAAAGTTAACACGCCGACTAGGGTTTAGGGTGGCAATAAAGTTAGTAATTGAGGACGGGATACGGGGCTTGCGAATTTGGAGGGTTCGGTAGTAATATCAGACCGGCAGCGCATTTCTGTGTTGCTTTCTCCTAGTCGTTGGTTGCCCCTGACGCAACTCTCCCC